CGGAACGGCTATGCACGCGTATTTGGAGGATCATCTATCGGGTAAGCAGCGAATTGATTTAACACCCATAGGCGAAGCAGCAAGGACCATGGCTCAAATGATCGTGGACCAGGGATTCAAAGATTTAAACGAAATATGGGGTAGCGAAGTGACAGTTTACTATCCAGGCTTATATGCTGGTGCAACTGATGTGGCTGGAATTTATAATTCCGCCGAAAGTATAATAGATTTCAAACAATCCAACAAGCCAAAACGAAGAGAATGGATTAGTGATTATTTCACACAACTAGGTGCGTACGCAATGGCACACAACCATGTTTATGGTACAAAAATTAATCAAGGTGTTATTTTAATGTGTACGAAAGATAATTTATTTCAGAAATTTATAGTGGATGGGCAAGAGTTCGTCCGCTGCCAGCATGACTTCCTCCGCAAGGTGGACCAATATTATGCCAATAGTGGCAACAATGTGTCCTAAATATGTCTAAAGTATGGTTTTTCACATATTTGTACCAATTGTATACGTTTCTACACAGATATTTTTAAAAAATTTTTTTATTTTTTTTAAAAGTGAGGTACAATTGGTACAAATGAAATTATTGTTGTATACCAACACTTAATCGCTCAAATTTGTACCAAGACCCCTTGGTACAAAAAGGTACAAAAAAAATGAGCAAGCAATACCAACACTTATTCGCTCAAATTTGTATCTTCGTAGTAAAATCAATGACTTAGAGCACGTTTTTACCTAAAAATGTTCAAAAAGCTAGCAATACCAACAACTTAAGGGACGCGCGCGTATATTTTCTGTTTTTTTATTATAAAATTCATTGAGGAAAGGGTATACAGAAAAAATGACGGAAGAGAATTTCTTTGATATGTTTAATCGGATACATAATCCTGATTACTATTACGGACGCAAAAAATATGAAAAGAAAAAAACCGAAAAGAAAAAAGAGAATCGCAAGCCACCGAGAAAACCTTATCCCGTATTCAAAGTACAGGATTGAGTGGTTTGATATTGCTTCCGATTCCGGCTGGGCCAGCGAACATCAATTTGATGAAATGAAACTAGCCACACCTGTGAGTGAGGGTTGGCTGTATGAAAAAAATGATTGTGTAATTAAAATCTTTGCAAGTTATGATCAAGATGATGAGGGAATTGTGTTTGGTGAACGTACGGTTATTCCTTTGTCTTGTGTGAAGAAGATGAGGAAGTTAAACTAGGTGTTACCTCCTTATCAGAAATATTTACTTTACGTAATGGTGACAATGGTTTTGTCTTCTTACTTTTTTCTCTCTCATTTACGTCCGTTCTAATTTTGGCCTGTTTGGCTTTAACTTTCTTTTCTATATCTTCTGTTGATTCACCCTCGATAACACCGGAGTAGTCCTCTAATATTTCAGCCATTCTTTTCTTTAAATCTTCTGGCGACATGTCATCTATTTTGCCAGTTCTAATAATCTTTTGTTCCACATATAATCCAGCGGCTTTACCTCTCGCAACCTCAGCATTGTTGGCTGCGGAGAATGCTCCTTTTCTTAATGCCGCCTCTCTAATTTTGCCTAGCTCTGTGATGTGTCTGCCGTAGGTCACTTCGTATTTCTTTTGGTTTTCTTCTCGTAACTTACCAATGTGGGATACCACCAGTGGATATTTCTTTGGATTTTGTAGTTCGGATGCTGTTTGTCTAGCTCTATCCTTTTCATAGCCTGCTTCAATAGCACATTCATAGGCATATAGGCGGCCTTCATTGCTAACTAGTAAATTAGCAAATTTTATTTGCATTTCAGATAATCGTTTAGGAACACCCATAGTTGACTTTTACCGTAACATAACGTAAGAGTCAATGCATGATTAATGGGAAAGAATTCATAAGACAGATAGAAAAGTTTATTAAATCTCCTATTTGTAAGGATGCAAGAGTTCAAGTAAAATTACCACAGGGCGAGTTTAGATCAGCGGATGGATTTTTTGATATAAAAAGAATTTATCTTATGCAAAATAATATAATTGGATCTAGAGAAAGCCACCGAATTGTTTTGGAAATTTCAACACAAGAGTCCTGGAAAATGGGTAAGCCGAAGGTTATTTTATAAAACATCTGTTACGCTGAAAAACAGTCTTGACTAATTTTTAAAATTATGAAATTAGAGTCCAAATTTTACAATGAGCTTAAAAGAAATTCATCACAAATTACATGGACAAGGCTGGAAAATAGCAGCGTACTCGGTACTCCTGATCTATTGGGCTACAATAGTTTTGGGCACTTTTTCACTCTTGAACTAAAAGTTACAAAACGTAACAAGATTAAATTCTCACCCCACCAAATTTCATTTCATATTCAACACCCGAAGAATAGTTTTATCCTTGTCAACGCCCTTGGTCCTCGAGCCGTAAAACTTTATGAGGGAAAAAAAATTATGGAGCTTGTTGATTCAGGCTTGATGCTTGAACCCTTGGTCACGGGCCTGGGCCCGGCTTGCTTGATGCTTGAGAATCTTGGTGCTTGATGCCTCCGCTTGATGCTTGATGATTGGGACCTTGTCTTCAGGTCTCCATCCATCCGGGGGCGCGTTTTCTTTATTTATTATTTTAATTAGTTTTTTAAGTTTCATTAGTGCTTGCCATAAACTACTCTGGCTACACCACGGTCCCAGCACGCTCTGCAGCTGCCACACTTGCCACCTTGTGAAGGGGCCGGACAGGTCGCGTCGTGCTTCGTTGTCACACCTGAAGAGAAGGGCCAGTGTTTAACCGGCGTTGCCTGGTCGATCATATGATCTGAGATTATAATTTTTAAATTGGTCGGAACTATGGCTGGATCCATGAGACTGGTATATTTAACTTCACGCGTTGGCAACCAGTGCTTGGTGCTTGGCGTTTGCGTACATACCTCCATGATGTTCTTAAGGTGCTGGACGCTTTGGATATCTCCGGCGTCGTGCCATCTAAAAAATTTCTGTCTTTTAATCTGGGCTACCATGGCCGGGATCCATGAAGGATGGCGCAGGGACTGGAGCCTGTAGTACTGAGCGGCTTTAATGGCAGGATACCGGGTATAATTTCCTTTGAGTGCATAACATCCAGAACAGACTGAGCCCTTCACGGCGCGCAGCTTCGCGCCTACCTGGCATTCCCAGGCTGGAAGACTGTAAGACAGGCCCGGCATTTTGCTGGTCCTGGTCATTGATCCGGTTATTTTTTGAGCTTCTTTAACTTTCATAAATCTTATATAATCCTATGCTTGACGCTTGTCAAGCTTGATGCTTGTTGCTTTCATTTTGAATAACGTATTCGCTTGCTGCTTAGTTACTAATCCGGCATTTCTCAGGGACCACAGGAAGCGCTCGCACTTTTTAACGTACGCGGGACTGAGATCCCGCGCATCGTGGATGAAGTAGTTAAATAAATCGTTGTGTTTGGATCTAATCAAGTAGCACCATATATTGTTTTGGAAAATGTTTAGCGAACCAATCCAGGCCCAGGCGCATTGTGTTATGCTCTTCAAAGCGCTCCGCTCCAATAATGGTATCATAAACAGCGGCCGCGTAACCTGGGACCGTACATTCTTCACCACCAAATCTATTTTGGATCTTAACTTCTTTATCTTTATAGATTGCGCAATTAAATGGCACCGTAATTTTTTGGCCATTCCAATTAATTGTTTTAGGTTCTAATTTTTCACCCCATTTATTTTTCATAATTTACCTCTTTCTAATTCCATCCTACAGGATCCCAGGTCCATTGTCTAGGAATTTATTTTACTGATTCGCGTATAAAGTGATTGACATATCTCATAAAATCCTATATACTAGGCCGGTGGTTGGGGTTGGCGCAGGGCCTATAATAAAAAATTTACTGTCCCACCCCCAGCCCCCGGTAGGGGGCGGGCCTCCGGCCCGCTTGATGATTCAGGCTTGATGCTTGATGCTTGATGATTTTTTAATTTTTTAGAATTTAGAATCATTCTAAAGTGGCCAAGTAGGGCGTATCTAGTACGCCCGTAACCAGTTAACAGTGACCGCTGCCTGGGGCGTTATCGGTTCCGCCTTGCATTTGTTAACCAGGAACTTGACCCCAGATCCTCTTCCCATCAGTCAGTGCTTAAGATGACGACAGTAATAGGATCAGGGCTCAAGCCCAGGCGCCTGAGCGCCTGGGATCTTAATTTTTAGACTCGTGCTAATGCACGTTTTAAGATAAGTTCAACCTTATCTATTTCCTCAAACCAATTTGAGGCCCAATTGCCAAGCTGACGTTGTCGGCAGGCAACGAGATTCAATGCCGTCAGAGATTGTAACATCCCCTCTAGCTTTGATTTGCGGCTGACGTGATGCCCATTCTTTCTGGACAACACTTTCATTATTTTTTTGTGTGTTAACATAGCCCATATCTTAACATAATATCCTATAGTAGTCAAGTAACAAAATGTTACCAAATATTACAACTCAACCTGAAGTTGTAATAGGATCTCGGCTCAAGTTTAATAATATCTATCAAACAAATAAATAAGGGCTAAACATACCACACCCATTATTGGCGTAAACCAAATACTATCCACAATCATAGCAAACTCCCTGCACCTGTCCAGACCACTCGTCTGGCTTTGGGCTACAACCACAGATTGTGCAACTTGTATAATTCATAATATCCTATATTATCATATGGGTAAAATAAGTCAAGCATTATTTTAACGATTTATATTTATCCCCACCCCCCGCCCCCGGTAGGGGGCGGGGAAAAAAGAAAAAAATAGCTTGACAATTATTTTGATTAATATAAACTCCCAGATATTAATATGTATAAAAACTATTAAACATTGAACGTGAACTTGCAAGTGGCAGTACAAAAACGCACTTGCAAGTCACCTAACAGAAAGGACAAAACAATGAGTAGATTAAGACTAAATTCCGAGTACAGAAATAAAATCGCAAATCGTATGCGAGTACACTTGGAACAAGAGAACACGCAAGAAAAAGAGAAATTCTTTCAATGTAGGGAGAGTTTTTTAGATAAACAAAATGCGACTTGGGAACTTGCACAACAATGTGTGACAAGACAATACCCAAAAGATGATGTCAAAATGGCACATTATCTTCAAGACAAATATCCTAACGTGAACACTATCGCAAAAGATAGTTGCTTTCATTTTGGTTATATGGCGAAGAAAGATGGAACAGTTGAGGACAATAATCCATTTGACCACGAAAGACACGACGAGAGTAATAATGAAGATGACAAGTATGTTTCAAAACATTTTGACTTTCGTTTAAATGGTGATGTTGATGGTGTTGATCGTCAAGACGACATTGATAGTTATAGACCAGAAAGTCGTGACTTTGCTTATGCTTATTTTAGAGATGAGTTAAAAGCAAAAGAAAATTGTAATCCAGATATCAATATTGAGATGGAAAATAAACCAAGCAATCCACACCAAACTAAATTCAATGACGCAAACGAAAAAGCACTTGGATTTTCTGGTGGCAAGGGAAATGAAATATCTCACGCAAGAGATTGGAACAATGACTATGAGTTGGATTTAATTGGTCGTGAGTATTGTAGAGATAGACAAATTCCAGTTTCAAAAGAGGAGTTTAATACTTTTGTAATCTGGCAACAAGCTAAAGGTCAATTAATAATGGCACATTATAAATGGATTAAATCTGTTTTAGATCAAATGAAAGAAATCAAAGTTGGTTTAAAAGGTTATAAATATTTAGATGAGGCGATTGAGTTATGTACTGAACTTGGATTAAATGTTCAAGAACACGAGATTATAAGAACTAACTCAACTGGACTTGTTATCTACAATCCAAAAAATCTGGCGGATAGAATAAAATCTATGAAGAATAAAAATGTCAGTAGAAAGGACAAAATACTCGCAAGAGTTGAATACGAAAAACAAGCCCAAAAATAGGGTATTGACAATGTATGGGATTTCATATATAATCCCATACATAACAGAAAGGTCTAACAATGAAAGAAAACGTAAAAGAGCAAATCCTAAATATGAAAGAGGATATTTTCTTGATTACTTATTTCGCTAAAAAGTATCAAGAAATCATAACACGTAAAGCAACGTGGACAAAACCTAATACAAATACGCAAGGTAAGCACTTCGTTTCAAAAGATGGAAATGATTGTTTTATTTATTGGGATTTTGACGCAACACCTAACAAAAATGGAAACCAATGGCGACAAGCTGTTAATCCCATTAAAGTAGAAAGGATAGCTTAATGATGACAGAAAAAACGACAGATAAGTTATTAGATGTTATTCAAACTCTTATTGAAAGAGTTAAGGATAATGCTGATAATATAAATAGACTTGCAGTAAAACTAAAAGAACTGCAAGATAAACAAAAAGATGTTTAATATCTTTTTAATAGAAATTCTGACAGCCACTTTGTGGCTGTCAGTTATTTTGGTCTTTTTTTATTTCGTGGATAAAATTGCGAGTAAAAAAGATTTAACTCAAAGGCTATGGGAACAAGAACAATGGAAAGAAAGGAATAGAAAATGAAAGATAAAAATTGGGAAAGGTATCACAGTACAAAAGATATTTTACTGATGGCAATAGACGACCATTTAGAGTCTATTAGTAAAGTAAATGTTTATAATGGTGGCGAAAGAAAGGATATTCGACTTAATACAGATGGCGATTATTCTTTAATGAACGAGCATATGGGAACTATTGAAATGAATAAACTAAAAGAAAGATTAACTAAATGAAATATTGTCAAGGTGTTAAGTGTCATACTTATAGAACTAAAGACAGAATAAGAGGAACGAAAGGACAGAAACATTATGCGACTAGAAGAAGAACGCATTTATTGTTTGGTTTATTTTGTTCGCAAAGATGTGAATATGATTGGGTTGAGGAATATGCAGAAAGAGCAATAGACTATTTTGGTAGAGTAATCCAAGCTAAAAGAACTGATTGTGATAATGCGTGGTATAAAGATCGTGATTGGCGACAAGACAATGCTTATTACTTCATCAATGATTTACTTGGTCAACGCATTCCAATTACACAACAACAATATGATGATGACAATTTAGTTAGACCATAGCTAAAGAAACAAGGCGAGTTATCACTCGCCTTGTCAAGTATAATCGTGTCAA